CATTGTTATTGATGCTGGCACTGAAAACATTATCACTGATGCTAGTGGTATTGCTGTTCAGGGTACACTAGCACTCAACCAAACAACTGCTGATATCTGGACTATCCTACAGAACACAGATCGCAACTTAACTATTCGTTGGATTGGTGCTAGTATCACTTATGGTGAAGTTGATCAAACTCTTGCCTCTACTGGTATCACTTATGTTATCCAGCCAAGTGGCGAAGAAGTGTTGATGCCAGCAACTAACCAATCAACAGACAACACTACAACTGGTGTAGTCGCTTGGAAGGATACTATTACACTTACTACATTCAACACCACTACAAAGGATATCATTGTTCCAACAGAAACACTCAACGGTGAAGTTGTTCGTTCTTACAATGCTATCTACTTCTTCCTAGCATGGCGTAACTGGGTCTTAGCAGATACTACCCGTCTACGTTTTGGTCAGGCAGTGTATGGCGAACACCAACTACGTCCTGCTGGCGCTGTTGATAACTCTTATATGCTACGTCCTGGTGTTTACTTCAATGATACATGGGCACTAAATGTGCCAGCTAACCGCAACACTAACGACATTGTTCGCTTAGAAGCCTCTAACTTAGGTCGCCTAGACCCAACCTCTAACAGCGGTCTAATCTATCGTTCACCAATGTTGAACGGTGCTTCATCAATGGCTGAAGTTGTTATTCAGGGAGCGGCAACCACCGCAATTCAGAACACTTACAACACCGCCTTAAACAACAGTCGTTCGTTAGAAAGTGTAAAGAACGCACTAGGTTGGTTAGCATCAAACGGCAAGTTGATTGGTTTGAAGCCAATGCCAGATGCGTTTGATAAGACTAACGATTACAAAGGCAACGTTGAATAATGACCCAGCAAGAACTTATCCATAAAATGGCTACTGGTGAAATTGATATGAAGGAAATACTGGACGATCTTCAGATGACCTACCAAGAATATTTGACCAAACGTCATGAATTGCTAGAACGATGCTGGCAAATACAACGAGAAAAGAGACAACAATGTTAGAAACCCTAGTTACATTCGTTAAATCACTACCACTATGGTTGGTACATGTGGTAGAGGTTATGATCGTTGGTGTCTTATTCTCAGCGGCATGTCTATTCTTGTTTGGTCTGTTCGTTGGTATTCGCATCATTGGTCGCAGAGCAAACAAGATTGAGGAAATATCATTCTTTCCACCAAAGATTACATTTAAGGTAGATGATGAGTGAAGAAGTAAAAAAGAAGCCGCCTCCAAATCATGGGCGGCAACTTCGTCGTGTGTTTGAGATTGATGAGTTGGATGTAACATCCCAGAGAACTATGTCGCCCGAACTGCGTGAAAAACTACAGGCGGCTAAAGAGATAGTATTAGACCGTTGGCTCAATGCTCGTCTTGTAAAGAATAAGCCAACATCATACACATGGACTAAGAATGGTTGGCGAGTAAATAAGCCTAATAGTGCTTACAGTAAGCGCACTGACCGAGAATAAAAGATAATAAGACACAGCGAGTTATGTTACTGCTTTTTTGAGCCACCTGTAAGAGTGGACTTGGGGGCACTGTCTTCGGTAGTGCCCCTTTTTTTAGGTAATAGGGAGCACACCAATGCTAAATGTGTCCCACATACCAACGAATGACCCCGTGTCATTCGTAGTCCCAAGTCACGACAGGATCAGCATTTTCTATGACTACGGACTGATGATATTTACTCGTAGTATAAAAGAAGAAAAGGTAACATTATGTTACCTTTTCTATTGAGAATCTAGCCCCATGCCAGATTTCTATCGCTCTAACCGCGCCTAAGTGGGCATCTTTATATGCGATTACGGCTGATTTGGTTGTTCTTGCTTGTCGGCTTTGAGATATTGAATCAGGAAGTATAACCCAACAACTACGAGTAATGCTGGTCCGATACCAGCTGAAGATGGCGGAGGTGTTGGAGCACATACTACGTTAGGTCCAACTGGTCTACAGGTAAGCGATTGAGCACTAGCGTGGGTTATGGTGAACGCTAGGATTGTGGCGGCGATTAGAGATTTCATTTTATTTCTCCAACTGTACAGTTGGAGAAATTCTCCAACTGTTTTTCAACTAACCGATTTCTTAGTCTAATCATATCTTCATAGCAACACATATTATATCTATTATCATTGCTTATAGTAATTGAACCATCATCATTCATTTCTTCCCAGAATAACACATATGGATCACTATTCATATCTTCCCAATAATCTGGGTCAAGTCTACCAACATATTTTTCGAAGATTTCTTCAAATCCCGCAATCCATTCATTTGCTAATTCAATAATTCTATCGGCGTGTTGTTGCGGCGCTAACAAGAATAATAGGTATTCCTGTTTAATTTCTTGGCATTCACGTATAGATTTCATTTTACATCCTTTGGATCTTAGAACAAGCACTATTGCGAGTTCATATGAGTAGTGTATCACATCTTTTATTTATCGTCAAGTGTTTCGGTAATAAATATATCCATGAACGCAAATACTTACGACATTCTAGCAAATATCGCTAAAACAGACCCCGAAACTGCCAACTACTGGCGCCTAGTTGACTTAGTTGAACTCCAACACTTGGAACTTTACGCGGATATGCTATCACGCACTAAGGCAGTTCCAGGTGGCGATTGGGTCAAACTCTGTGGCATCTTACACGACTGGAAAACTTACAGGGACCTGACAGACAAGCAAAGACGCTGGTTAGTGGTCACGGTGGCTAACCACTTAGATGCTATCGTCAAATACGAGCTGGACTTACACAGCGAAATGGTCAACAGAACTGGTTTCTTTTGACTATTGACTTTCTGGCACCTTTGTGTTAGAATAAATACTATGTCAGCAATGACATTCACTATGTCCTTAGTAGAATCGAAATGGGGAGAGTCGAGGCTCCCCATTTCACCCACCTCGATCGGGTTATCTACTACGACACAAACTAAGGCAACTAATGAGAAAACCAAATGGGTATCAACCCAACTTAAACTATCCAAAAACAGTAAAAAAGATTAAAGAAGCAGTTGGCTTCGTCACAATGATGTTACCATCAAGCGGTAAGCCACGGCAACTAGCAAAGACAGCGATTGACCAACGACTAGGCAGATCGTCCAATGACTTAGGTCGCTGGCTCCGTTCTAAATTACTTGTAGATGTATCTATCGACTGGTCATGGAGAGGCACCCAAGGCACAGAAGTAAAACACTACAAACTGAATAAGCGGGGACTTGAAGAAGTTCTCAACATCTTACATAACAAACAACACAAGCCCGACACACCAACGACAACCCAGATTGTCCACGATGAGTGCCGAGACCAGTTCTGTCATGCCAATCTACCAATGAATGAGTTCATTGATTGTAACTTCCAACTAGAATACAAATCGGAACGCAGATACTCACCATTTCAGAACATCAATAAAAGTGAACGAGCAAGACTATTCAATAGACATGGCTTTACCTACGACTACGATATTGACGCAGCCGCACCTACCTTACTGCTCCAATACGCTAGAATGAATGGCTTCCACAAGCCAACACCGCACTACGACCAGTTACTGAACGACAAGCATAAGGTTAGACAGTATATCTCTAAGATATTAGAAATCCCACTTGATAGCGCAAAACAACTAATAAATGCCCTCATCAATGGTGCTAAGATAGGCGCCGACAATCAGTATCGCACATATTCCACTTTTGACTTATTGAATAGAGATAGAGCCCGTGTTCAAATGGCAACAGGTCGTGATCCTAGCCTACCATTCGACAAATACTTAGTTGGACTAAGATTGGAGATTTCGCTCATGTGGTCGCATATCTCCTCACTTAACCTACATGAAGTCAACTATGATAGTGCTGGTAGACGAAAAGCCATGTCACCTAAGCAGAAAGCAACACTCTATCGTCAACTAGAGACACAGGTAGGTGATGTAGTAGCCAACTATCTAAAGCAAGACTTCATTCAAAACCCAATGTTCCCCATCCATGATGGATTCATGACCAAATACCAGGTAGACACCACAGAACTAAGTCAATACATCAAGCGCCATACTGGTTTTGAAGTCAAGTTCACCCAGCAACTCCTAACTCAGTTACAGAACAGTCACTGCGTGACTGGTTCAGTAAATGAAGAAGATACTTCCGCTATCGCTCCAGTATCCTTTTCTTCATTTACTACTAAGCACCTCAATAACATAGACGTATTAACGCCATCTCATGGGCTCCCATCATCTACTCACTATACATACAACAACTTTTCTAATAACCACAAAGTATTGACAGAACCAGATAAAACTACTAAAATACAAGAACTAATGACCATCTTACTAACGAAAAGAAAACAATATGGCACTAACAAAAGAACACCTAGATAAATTTGAAAACACCATTATTCAGATGGAGAATACTATCGACGAAGCCAATAAAGTAAAAGCAGAAATAGAAAAGCTCAAACACGAATTGGCTAAAATAAACAGAAAGCGTGATAAGTTAGAAGAACTAGCCAAAGAACTAGGTGAAGTTGAACATATTTGGTTAAATGTTCCTTTTGAAGAAAGACACGTTGCTAAGATGGTATTCAAATGTAGTTGGTGCGCCATGAGAAAGCAATGGGGTATTGACTTATACAGATTCTATGTGTCGTCAAAAGCAATACCTAAACACTGGTTATAAGAGGTAATCAATGAAAGCAGTCAATAAACTGACAATACCACACAAAGGCCATGAAGTAGTAGTGAAACGAGCCAATCCCAATTCACCGCATTACGGCTTCTATCAATGTATTACCTGTAATAAGTTCGTCACTTGGATAGACAAACGCACATATATGATAGAAAAGAATCAACAAAAGCTGGAGAACGTAATGTGGTTTGGTAAGCATCAGGGAGAACCACTATCCCAACTACCACAAGAATACTTAGAATGGGCAATACTCAACATAAATGGCACTAAGTCAGAACTAAGACGATTAGATGAAGAATACCTAAGAAGACAATCCAATCCATAACCACCCCTTTTTGAGATAGATAGATAAATAATAGTGAAGGAGAGCACTAATGCCCCACACTATTGAACTAACAAAAGAACACCAGGAGATACTGATAGAAGCACTACTTCTATCATTAGTTGACAAAGAAGATAATGTCCTTAAAGACCCCAGTAAGATCGACCTAGTCAGAGAGCAATACAGCGATGCCGCTCAGAAACTACTTAAACCAGTCAAGTGCGGAATGAAATCAAAGAATATCTTTTCATGGATTCAAGACCAAATTAATCACTCACCCAACATTCGTGGTATGGAAGTAGCACAACGAGCACTCATTATATGCCAGGCAGCCGCCACTGACAGATACGACATATTCACAAGACCCCATAATTTATTAGGTTTCGCTGAGATACGATAAATAACTATGAATATCTCCTATAGATTTCAAAGTCCCTGTGACGTTAAATGTGGGCATCCCTGTAGTTTGATGGCATAATCATAAGTTTATCAGTCCGTGACAAGACCCTTAAACTGTCAAAGCTAATTCAGCTTTTCCTATTTTAATAAATATGTAAAAAGTAAAGATGCCCTGTTTCATGGTAGAAACTGAAAACCCTCTAGATTAAAGCCCTAGGGGGTTTTCTTTTTGTTGTGTCTATCAGGGATAAATAAGTAACACAACAAGTGAAAGACTATGAACAAACAACCTAAACTTGATACCGAAACCCTACTCACCCTAGCACTACAACGGCTAAAGATCACCAGAAAAAAGTGGGAAGCACAGTGTGCTAAGTCAGTCAATCTATCTACAGCTACCTATCTCCGAACTGACCGAAAAACTTTCAAGCAAATCTGTCCCACGACAGGCGAACCCAGATATCGTGATGAGTTAGTATATGAAACACGCACTCATTTCATCAAAACAACCCAACATGGCAGAGTGATTGATATCGAGACTAAGCCACAGTCAATTATCAATAAACCACGAGTGATCGTCAAAAAGAAACGCACATACACAAAATGAAGAAACCAAGTCAAAAACTAAACAGTCGCAGATTCTATCGTGAAGTAGATGGCAGAATAGAACGAACAACAGCACTGGAAGGCGAACCTGACCCCGATATGAGTCAGGGCTGGGTGCGTGGTCTAGGTCCTATTCATACTCAAGAATCTAGAGAGAAGTCATCCCGTCGATTCCGTGGTGTGCCAAAGACACCACAACAATTAGAACTAATGCGCAAAGCAAAGCTAGGTGTTCCTAAGTCACCCGAACATCGTGCCGCAATGTCTCAAGCACACCGTGATAGAACCGAAAAACTTCATAAGATCATGGCAGAACACGGTGTTCGCTGGGGAGTAGCGTGTGATATTCTGAAACAACAAGGTGGCGGGAAATGAACCAAATATCTAAAGATACTAGACGATTACAACATCGCTATGGACACAATGTAACCACCTCTACCAGAGTAGCACGTAGATATGAACCGGTTCAACTCACTGGCTATTCCTATGCTGGTGACTTTGAACTAAAGCATCAGATAGAACCTATGGTCAATGTTGAACAAGCGGAATCTGATTATGGCAGAATGATGGATGATCTTGAAGAATTCCAACTTATGCGCCAGTTCTTTCGTGAGAATCCCGAACAATGGCACAACTTCGATATGTGGAAAACAATGGACTTGCTTCGTCGCTAAGCGAATAAATACTACATGACGGATGATGTTCAACTATCACCTAGAGCACAAGCCATGTTTGACTGGATCAAAGAGCAAGATGCTCTATCAGTAGAACGCTTACGCAAACAGATGCTGGACATCAATCAGCATTACAACGAGTTATACAGGAAATACGATGAGAACACCGGAAGACCAGCAGGAGATTGATACTGAGATTTCAACTGTCATTCAGAACGGTTATTACTATTACGAAGTAGACGGTCGCCAATTTGTATCACGCAAGGATGCTGAGCATCATGTAGTCAAGCAGATTGCCCTAAAGTATCGTGAACAACGCAGAGAGGATAACAAATAATGCCAGTTCAAAAAGTAATGAAAGATGGCCGAGTTCAATACAGATGGGGAACCCACGGGCACTTATACCCAACTAAAGCTCAAGCAGAAGCACAAGGTGCCGCTATTAGAGCAAGTCAATATGCCGAACAAAAAAAGAAAGACGCAAACAAATGAATGAATCAAAACTAGTCAAAGCCAGCGATGGCACGGTATGGGCACCACTACAACCAATTTACTTAGAGATTGAAGAGAAACTGCTACTGGAGGATGTTCCAGAATCAGTTCAGGAACAACTACGAACGGTGCTGACATTCTTATCATGCCTAATCATTGAAGGTGAACTACAGGAAGCTCAACAATGAGAACTCTGGTCCAACGCGGAGATACTCAAAACATCAAAGTATTCGACAAGATGGTAATGGAGTTATGTCCCTATTTGACACCTCTAGAGATTGATAAGACTGTTGGCTTCATGGATCGTATTCAAGGTAGCAAATGGGATATCAACCCAACTGAGAGTGATTCAATTACTCAACTAAAACTCATCTTGGGTGGTGACAGATATCAGGAAGTCAAAATGATGTGGGCAAAAGACAATCAACATATCATCCGCGACATTGAAGACGCTAAGACTAAGTTCATTCATAAAGCAACCCAGCAAGTATTTGATGGACTTGACCCAGAAGATGACCCTAACGACTACATTGAATTGAAATGCTAAGAATAACAGTATCAAAAGACCATGGTAGAGCAGGTGTTCAAGCGACACGCTCACTAGCACGTGGACTTCTACGCATCCTACAGCGTAACACACCTAAAGATACTGGTGAACTTAGTGCTGGTTGGTATATTGATTATGTAGGTAGCGGTGGATTCGCCCTACAAGATGATGTTTACTATGGCTACTGGGTAAACAATGGAAATACTCGTGGATTAAGACCACGTAGATTCGTAGAGCGTAGTATTCAGCAATATCGCAGTCAATTACGCGGATACTCAGTTGATATAGAAATGGAAGAAGAATAATAATATGGCAACACTACTACCACAGAAGGGCGACAACGTTCAGCCACTTGCTAAGTGTGATGAAACATGGGCTAAATTAGCGAATGATAAAAGCGTGACTGATATACCACAAGGTAGCGCATTTGGATCAGCACCACCACAACAACGCATTGTCACTCAGGCAGAGGTTCAGGGGGAATTGATTAAGTCAAGTGGAGGCGCAATGAATGAAGGTTCTACTAATCTTATTGAGAATACCAACACAGACTGGATCAATAACAAATGGCGTCCAGCTATGGGTTGGGCATATATGGTTATGTGTATATGTGACTTTACTGTATTTCCTATCCTGTGGAGTTTGTTACAGACACTCTCACACGGAACGGTGGCTTCACAATGGCAACCACTTACAGTTCAAGGTGGCGGCTTAGTTCATATAGCATTCGGTGCTTGTATCGGTGTAGCAGCGTATGGTCGTAGTCAAGAAAAGATAGCAGGTAAACAATGATTACACAAAGTGAATTAAAACAGATTCTTCACTATGATGAGTCTACAGGAATTTTTAGATGGCTTATTAAACCTTCCATCAATACTAACATTGGCGATATTGCTGGTGGACTTAATGGTGAAGGTTATGTTCATATAAAGATAAAAGGCACCAAATATAAAGCCCATAGATTAGCTTGGTTGTATGTTCACGGCACGCATCCTGTTAACGTTATTGATCATATTAATAGAGTCAAAAATGACAATAGACTTGTTAACTTACGTGATGTAACTAAAAGAGAAAACTGTTTAAATCAATATACAACAGGCATAAAATTTCATAAACGAATGAACAAATGGCAAGCGGTATATTCTTCACTAAATGGCAGAAAACATTTAGGAACGTTTGATAATATTATCGATGCTAGAGCCGCACATCTTAGAGAAAAAAGAAGTCAAGAAAAGGCATAACATGACAGAAGAAACAAAAACAGAAATAATCAAACCAAAGCGCAAACCCTATAGCGTGAAATCACCATCACGTGGTGGTGCCCGTAAAGGCGCTGGACGTAAGAAGGGTGGCACCAACAAAGTTCAGTATACAGATTTACTTGACGAACTACAAAAGGCAACAGGCAAACCATACGCTGAGTTAGTCGCCAATGAAATCGTCAAGGCAATCGCCGCTAATGATACCCGTCTAACAAAAGACTATCTTGAAATGATTGGCAAGAAAGCTATCGCTGATAAGGCAGAGATGGACGTTACTAGTGGTGGTGAAACTCTCAAGGCGGCATTTCAATTTGTTTCAGCAGAGTTACCAGAGTGGAATAATCTAAAGTAATGACCGTCAAGACGTTGAAACTTTATGGTGAGCAAACCACGATCATGAAAGACTGGTTAGAAACTGAAAAGAACGTTATGAGTATCGTTCCTGTTGGTAGTGGTAAGACGTTTCTTGCTACTATTGCCCTACCAATCTTTGCTAGTGATGAGCGCTTTCATAAAAATAAGGACGTTATCTATTCGGCTCCTACTCGTGAGATGATCAAAACGTTAATCTGGGATCAGTTGAAAGCAAGTTGTAGAGATAATTTTGGCATACAAGAAAAGGATATCAACAATAGCGACATGACTATTAGATTTCCAGCTGGCAACTATATCAGATGTAAATCAGCAGAGCAGGGTTTGAATCTTCGTGGTATTAACGCCTCGGTGTGGTGCGCAGACGAAGCCGCCCTGTATTCTCAGGAAGTTTTACAAGAGATAACGGTGCGACTACGTCCAAAAGTAGGCTCACCAGATACACAAGGTCGCATGATTGTTATCTCTACGCCTAACGGTGCTAATGCTCTCTACACACTCTACAACACTGCTCTCCAAATGCCTGATCGTTGGATTGTTCGTCATCTAACATACGAACAAATGCGCAGCGGTAATCGTGACTTCATTGAGCAACAACGCAAGATACTATCACCACTCAAGTTCGCAAAAGATTATCAGTGTGTATGGGAATCTGTTGAAGATAAGTTCTTCATGGCGTGGAATAGAACCATGTGCGTTGAAGAAGTAAAAGATAACGGTGGTGATCTTTACACATTTCATGACTTCAACATGAAGAGGATGGGCGCTGTTGTCGCTCAAGTAAAAAACCCAGGAAAATTAGATGGAACAATCGAAGTTCTCAGTGTTTATGCGATACCTAATTGTTCAACTGAAGGAATCGCTCAAGCTATTCGTCGTGACTACCCCAAACGTAATATCTACTCTATTATTGACGCTAGTGGCGCTCACAATAACAGGTCTACTACCTCACCTTTTGGCGTTACTGATAGAACTTTATTAGAGAAATACGGTTTCACTATTGTTACTTCTAAAAAGAGTAACCCACTAGTGCGTGATACCGACAACTCATCAAACGCATTTATTGCTCGTGGTGGATTGCGTGTAGCATCAACTGAGTCATTGCTCTTAGAAGCCCTAGATAACTATCATTATGAAGACGCCTCACGAATCAAACTGGTAAAATACAGCGAACAACAATTCGCACATATTGACTCACTTGGAGATTGCCTTCGCTACGGTATCAATCACCTATTCCCTATCACACACAATACTTCACCAGTGCCAGATTATCAGGTAGCAGACCCAGGCGCTTATCGTCGCCCAGGTAGCGAATATCTCAAAGAATCCCCACTATACCCAGGTGGTCCAACATGGGAAGAACTGCTCAATGACGATCACAATAATGGCGCAATGAGCGATAGTGTCGCTTGGGACTAAACAAGATAAATATATAACAAGGAATAATAGATGCGAGTAAGCACCCTACTAAACAAGAATAGCCTGTATAAAGCTATCGAATATACAATGAATGATTACCAGTTGGCATTTTTGGCTAATGAGGTATTCAAGCGATCATGTCGTCGTAAGCGTCCTAGTGAAGATGCCGCTATCTACGCTGACCTTATTCAGCATACAGCAGTTATGCCTATCTGTCGCTATATTGTTGATACCATCAACGATGTGGTATTTGAGCCTGGAACCCAGCGTAAGATGAACTTTGCTTACCCTGATGGCACACTACTAAACCCTGAGTCACAGGATTGGAGCGAACTATTCCAACTAGACGCTGACTTGACTAACACATCACTTGATGGTGTTATGGAAAACATTGGCGATATTACTTCTATCTACGGTCATTGCTGGGTATTTGTTGATATGCCAGAAGCACAAGTAGGCTACGAGTCATCACTGCGTCCGTATGTTATTCCAGTATCACCACTCAATGTATGGGATTGGGAAATGACCTCAGTTCGCGGTGTTCAAATCCCTGAATATGTAAAAGTGTTAGAGCGTGAAGAATCGGATTGTTACTACTTCAAGTGTTACTATCTCGGCACTAAGACGCAACCATCATACTGGGAATCGTATGAAGTAGAGAAAGATGCGAATGCCGAAGCAGACCTACTACCAACAGCAACAGGCACATTCCCACTAGGTATGTCTATTCCCGGTTTCATCGCATACACTAAGCGTGACCCACGTAGTATTGAGTTAGGTATCTCTGATATTGATATGGCAGTTGGCGTTCAGAAAGAAGTTTATAAGCTAGAAGCAGAGGCTTATTCTAGTATTCAATTTGCCCGCACACTCATTCGTGCTGATGCTGGTATCAAAGTGCCAGCGCAAGCAGGTAGTATTGTTCGTGCTACTCAAGGTCAGATTGAAGCAATCAACATTGACCAGCAAGATGTAATGACTATCATTGATAAGCAGAATAGTCTACTAGAGAACTTACAGAACCTAACAGGTATGGGTGGCTTATCTACTAGTAGTAAGCAAGTTCAGAGTGGTGTCTCAATCATTCAAGAGCGCAAAGCCCTACATCGTATGGCAAAAGCAAAGTCTCGTCTAATGGAAGTAGCAGAAGAACAAATCTGGACATTTGCTTGTCGCTTCATGGGTGTTCGTTGGGCTGGTGAAGTCAATTACAACAAAGATTACGAACAGGGTGATACTGAATACCGTATCGCATTGATGGAGAAAGCAAAAGCACTTGCTGGCGATAACCCTGTTATTCAAGGTATGATCGTCAAGCAACTAGTTGAGATGATGGCTGAACCTACTGATATCAGAGACTATGTAGAAGCCGCTAAGCAAGTAAGTAATCCTGTTACCACTGCTTTCGTTGACGAAGAAGAACCAGATGAAGTTTACTCTCGTGATATCGGCGATCAAACGCCACTAGACGATGAAGAAGATGAAGATAGCAAGACAGATATGGAAGATAATGCCGCTGAGAGTAACGGTTCAATCACATACACTGGTCAAAGCTATACAACACAAGGTGCTATTGCCGCACAATTAGGCTTCACAGGCGGCGGTAGATGATAACATTAGAACTGTTACAGAAGTTATGCCCTAAGACTAAGCGCCCAGTCTTAGAGCAATACGTAGAACCACTCATCGAAGTGGCAGAGTATTATGAGATGAACACACCCGAACGCATTGCTGGCTTTATCGCTCAGTGTGCTCATGAGAGTGGTGGCTTTACTGCTACGGAAGAGAATCTAAACTACTCGGCTAAGGGATTGAACACTACATTCAAGAAGTATTTCCCTACGCTAGAGTCAGCCCTACCATACGAGCGTAAGCCTGAGCGGATTGCTAATCGTGTTTATGCTAATCGCATGGGCAATGGTGATGAGGCATCGGGTGATGGGTTTCGTTATCGTGGTCGTGGATTGATTCAACTCACTGGCAAGAATAACTATGAGAGATTTGCTAAAGACTTAGGCATCACCGTCGAAGAGTGCGCTCAATATCTATCTACACCTGGAGGCGCTGTCTCTAGTGCTGGTTGGTTCTTTGACCAGAATAACTTATTGGCACTATGCGATAAGGAAGATATGCTAATGCTAACTAAGCGTATCAACGGCGGAGTTTTGGGATTACAAGATCGCTTAGAACACTATCATAAACTTGTAGAACTATTGAGTTAGATGATAAATAGTTTCATGAATTATATGAAACATTACACCAACTTAGTAACAACAAGACAACAAATGAATAGAGTGAAAAGCGATACAGAATATTTTGAAAGTCATCACATCATTCCTAGATGGCTGAACGGCGATGATAGCAAAAGTAATCTGGTTTTACTCACATCTCATGAACATTATCTTGCTCATCTTTTGTTATGGAAACATTACAGAACTAGGTCAAGTGCTTTAGCATTTCATAGACTTACATTCAGTATTACTAAAAAACATCAAAGAAACTTTACTGATTTTCAACGAGCAATGGCGACAAAAGCATTCTCATACTCACAGACAGGAACTAATAATCCTCAATATGGCAAACCAAGTTGGCAAAGTGGTAAGCCGAGTGTGAATAAAGGTAAGAAACTTGCGTCAAGACCACACATGACTGGTGATAATAACCCATCTAGACGAGATGACGTTAGAGCATCTATTAGCACAAGTTTGAAGGGTAAAACAAAAACAAAAGAGCATATTGATAAGTTAGTAGCGATTGCTAAAGCAAAACCCAAACTTACTTGTGTTCACTGTAATAAGAGTGTTGACTATAGAAACATTGTCAGATGGCATGGTGATAATTGTAAACTATATCTAAAAGAGTAATAAATACTTATTGAGAATGGAGCGAAGTATAGCAGATTGGCTGTTGTGCTTCAAAATAGTCTGCTCCATTCTCACTTTTCGTTGGCAACGTTATAGCCGGAGAGAAAACATGGATGAAAATCTAGACAATGGTCAAGTAGACCAACAAGCAGGGCAACAAACTGGTGGAGGTCAAACACAAGATCAACAAGTAAACCCTGCCGCAATTAGAAAGTCAACACAACAGGCAACTCTAAAAGCACTAAGCAACGCTACAGGTATGGAATTCCAGTCAATGGATGACCTAATCTCAACAGTCGCTCGTTTATCACAACAAGCACAAGTAGCACAGCAACCTAAGGCTCAACCTCAAGGTGAAACAGAAGAGCAGAAGCAAAAGCGCATTACTGCTAACGATCTCCAAGATCAACTACAAGTAATGAAGCAACAGTTTGAGCAACAACAAGCGGCACTCAAACAAAAAGAACTTGATGGTAGTATTCGCAACGCAATGAGCGACTTATTTGACCCCGCATTTAGTGACTACACTATTAGTGAAATCAAGCGTCAACTCGTCGAACAAGATGGTGATTGGATCGTAGTTGATAGTAAGAATCGTCAACGCTATTCAACAGAAACAGGCGCACCGTTCACAGTCAAAGAATTGATTGATGAGATGGGCAAGAACAACCCTAAACTACTACGTCAAGTAGCACAATCATCTGGTGGTAGTGGATTACGCCCACGTGGTGGTATGTTTGATGGTATGCCTGGTGACGGTGAAAATGTCCCTGATTACACTAAAGACCCAGCCGCATTTGAACAATGGGCAAGTCGTAAAGGCTTAACTAAAAACAGCGGTCTAAAATCTCTAGGAGTGCGTGTTCAGAACAGTTACCCTGGTAAAATATTCGGTCAGTAAAGCCGTTATTGTAGAAGACTATTTTTAGTCTTCTATGATAAATACTTTATCATTCGGTGACTCCGCATCGTCAAACTCGGTAGCTCCGTTATAGCTAAACAAAGAGAACTGTTCTATAGGTGGAGTCACCATAGAATTTAGAGTAGTGTAAAGAAACTACTCGCCATACATTTTAAGGAAAATTATCATGGCATATGTATTAGGTGGCGCGGCCGGCGAAGGCAACGCATTTGAAAAAGCAATTTCTGGTTTCTGTCTACGTGCTGTTCACTCAGCAAGTGGCTTAGTTGACGCAACTCGCATTGCGACAATCTCTCAAGGTCAAACTTATGTAATTCCTAAGTTTGCTCCAATCTCCTACCAGGATTATGATCCTTCCGGCACTGGTGGTGATATCACTGGTGACGCTAGTGAGCAAACTCCTTCTATCGAACAATCTACAATCACTGCTACACCAGCTGTGGCTGCTACCTCTTTCGATAAGTTCTTGGCTGAGACTGCCGCGTTTGATCTAGCATCAAGTATCGGCGCTGAACTAGGTGAATCTTTCGCTGAGAAAGTTGACCAACGTGTTGCTAAGGCATTCACTTCATTCAAGGCTACTCCAGGTAACACAAACTACGCAACCTCTGCTGACGGCTTCACACGCCCATCCGCTCTAGGCGCTATGGAACTACGTGCTGTTGGCGCTAGTGGTGGTACTGCTACTGCTGGCTTCACCGCTACTACTGTAAGTGAAATGATTCGTAACGTTCGTTCAGTATGGACTAACGCTGGTCTAAGTGGCACACCTGTTGTTGTTCTAGACACACAAAAGTCACAAAGTCGTCTACTTGGCGAACTAACTGGCGGCGCTGTAAACAACAACGTCTCTAACCTAGGTAACGAATTGCTACAAAACGGCAACATCCAGAACCTATACGGCGTTCGTGTCTTATTCACACGTTTCCTACCAACAGTATCTCGTGCTATCGCTGGCGGCAGTGCTGAGAACGTTCTTGTAGGTGCTTACTTCGGTGATAACTCAATCTACACAGTCATGAAGAGTGGTTTAGACATTCAAATGGGCCAGAAGCCTTACGGCTTATCTATGTGGCTAAGTGGCACTGGTTACTTCGGTAGTGGTGTAGCTGACGGTCGTCGTGGCGGCGCTATCAACATTGAGATCACAGCCTAATATTCGAACAGAGAGTGAGTAACATCACTCTCTATCGTATGATTTAAATAAAGAAAAGTAAATCAAAATAAATGTATACTTCACTTACACCAAGACAAAAATACATCAATCACAAAGCGACTGCTAAGCGTAGAGGAATTTCTTTTAATCTTACATTCGACGAGTGGATGAGTATTTGGTCTGAAAGTGGAATGTGGGATTTACGTGGAGTTGGTAAAGGCAAATACTGTATGAGTAGGATCGGTGATACTGGAAACTACGAATTAGGCAATGTCTTTATTCAAGAGTTCGGTAAAAATATATCTGATGCGCAGAGTGGTAAAATCAGAACTGAAATTGAGCGTGAACAAATTTCTAAAGCGTTAATTGGAAGAACATTTTCAAAAGAAACAATAGAAAAAAAGAGACAAGCTCAATTAGGTAAGAAACATACCAAAGAGAGTATTCAGAAAAGAATTGAAACATTTAAAAGAACTATTCAATCACGTAAACAAGGAGAAATACTTTGAGCATAGCCTACACCAGAATTAGTGGAGCAACTGTAGATGATGTTATCTTCTACGATCCAGCTGCCGAGCGCAGAGCCGCTTCCCTAAATGTTAACTGGGATACTTATTTTGAGATCGCATCACAAGAACTACTTCAAATGATGGAGTTCGGATGGTGGCCAAAATATGTTCAGCAAACGTTTGGTGCGTGGTATTTTAAGAATGATGAACAGGGTCGAATGGTAACTGCCTTCAATCCCTCTAAGCTAGTTAAAACATCACAAATCTTACAGCGCCTAGATACATTCAAAGCAGTCGAGGAGTTTTATCGCTCACTTGTAACTGATGTCAGCAACGTAAACGAAGTTGACGCCAAGAATTACGAGTTTGCTAAGAAACGATTTGATGATGAATGGGAGAAAGCAATCTCTCTTAGTAACTTCTATGACTTGAATAGTGATGGAGTTATTGCTAAACTAGAAGAGAACATGATGGCAGATCAGCATTTCTTTAATGGCGATCAAAGGTATTTCTAATGGCGCGTCCACTTGTAACTAGTCAACAAATCACTGATTACCTCAAAGGTAAAGTCAGCGGTGTTGAGTTCTTTGATGAATTCCCAACAGACATGAAAAATGTTCGTCACGGTGTTTATATCAATGACCCTGCTACTAGTGATCGCACACCATATCGTCTCGGTATTCAGGATGAATCACACATTTACACTTGTGTAGATGCGATGAGAATCTTAGTAGTTACCTTTCAGGGTGACAATCGCAGAGATGAAGTCATTGATGCCATCACTGGTATCGTCGGTGACAATGAATTACTAGATGGTTACCACGAACGTGATTTCACAATGGAACAAGAATACTTGAACCGCGCAGAATATAGAACATACGACTTCGAATTTAAACGGATTGAATTTCAATAATAGCCACTACACAAGGAGAAAACAATGGCACGCATTACAACAAACACAACTGGTACCCAACCAGTCATCGTAATCAAGACAGCAGTATCAGGCGATGCTGGTCTAACACTCCCGTTCATTCAGGACTTGACCATCACCAACTCAACTGGTGTTTATAGTTACACAACCTTCACTGATATTGACACACGCAAGTTGTCTACACCAGCTGACAACGAAATCTCTACTAACATCGTTATTGATGACGTAGCATATTTCGGTGACGCCGCTGAGACTGCTGGCACAGCCGCTAACGTAGGCATCGGTAAGCTATCAACTGACAAAGTTGCTATCACTTTCGAAATCTTCTGGGCAGGTCAAACTTCTGGCACAACTGATCGTGTTACTTCTGGCAGTGGTTTCATTGCTAGTCTAGCACCAACAACTTCACCAGATGCTCCAGTATGGGTTACACCATTGACCATCGCTGTTGATGGCACAATGACTACAACTACAACTGGTTAATCTTCGCAGGGATGGGAAGATCAGGCGGGTTACCCACAAGGTAGTCCGCCTTTTTAATAAGTGATAAATATGAATAAGCAAACAAAAGAATGGCTCAAAGATGAAGATGAGATTCTCAATTCATTACTAGCCGATGAAGCAAAAGCAAAGGCTATGCTTGTTGATATGGAGAATACGCTCCGTCAACTAAAGGCCAAATCATCATTCAGACTCGCTCTAATCAACAGTCTGCGTGAAAGTAAATCAACCAAGGAAAACAAATGAAACTAAGTCAACTAACCGCTAAACCACAACTTGTCGAATTCACAATCGACGATAAAGAAACCGTAGAGAAATACGGTGAAGCAATCACATTTCATAGTTATGATCGTCAGCCTCTAGATGTATTCATGCGTCTAGCTAGTGCTACAGATGGCAAGACCACTGATATCATTTCTATCGTCAAAGACCTTATCTTAGATGATAAAGGCAACCCAATTATCTCCGGTGAAAATATGCTACCAACTGATGTGTTGATGAAGGCAATCGCTATCATCACTCAAAAGTTGGGGGGCTAACCGGGCAAGCACTAGTAGAGGGCAGTAGGGAACTATCAATGATACTAACACTAGACACACTTGGTGAACGATATGGTAGACTCCCTAGTGAGGTGCTTGCTCAAGGGTCAACTCTCGATATCTTTATCATGGATGCCGCTCTGACCTATCGTGATTATCAGCAGAAGAAGTCACAAAATCAGTATGCTGACCAGCACACTACAAGTGAACTCAAAGATATTATGGCAAAAGCGAGAAAGAAGTAATGGCAAAATATGTTGATATCAAAGTGAATCTTAACTTTGAACCTAAGCGTCAAGTTTTGAAGAACCAAATCAAAAAGGTAGAACAGTTGCCACAAAAGGCGGCTGACTACTATAAATCAATCACGCCTATTGATACCGGAAACGCTCGTAAGAATACAAAGTTGGAGGGTGATAAAACTATACACGCTGATTACGCTTATGCTCAACGATTAGATCAAGGGTGGAGTAAACAAGCGCCTAAAGGCATGACTAAACCTACTGAACAGTGGCTCAAGGGTCAATTCAAAAAGATATTCAAGAAATAAGGATACAAGATGGCAGATATTCAACTCACCGCTGATGGATCACAAGCATTAGCAACACTAAAGAAGATTCAAGACAGTGTTGATAAGCTGGGTGGCGAATTCAAAAAGTTCGCTGGTGATGCTAGTAAGAGTTTAGATAGTGTAAAGAAAAATACAGAAAATTTATCCAATGCTACGGCGATGTTAGGTAAAGCAGTTGGCGCACTAGGCATGGCTGGTATCATTAAGAATTTTGGTGATTACTCTAAGGAAGTTGTAAACGCAAATAAAGCTACTGGTGTTGCTATTTCCACTATTGATAACTTTGCTAAAGCAGTTGGTAAAGCTGGCGGAGATAGTAGTCGTGCTGTCGGTGATGTTATTGACTTTACGGCCTCTCTTAAAGAAGCTAATGATGGTAGTGTAGGTGCTCAAGCAGAATTAGAGAGAATGGGAATTACCCTAAAAGATTTAGGTACTCTTTCAAATGAAGATATTTTTAAGAAAACTATTAATGGATTAGCTGGAATAGGAGATGCCAGTGATCGTAACGCACTTGCTCTAAAATACTTTGGTAGAAATTTCAAAGATATTGACTTTAAGACTGTTGCCGCAACATTTGGTCAAAGTCAGGCTAGTGGTAAAGATAATAGTCAGAGTATTCAGAGAATGGCTGATGCTATGGATTCACTGAATATCATGTTTAGCTCAATAAAAGCTGGAATTTTAGAGGCATTTGATCCAGTCATCAAAGTATTCAAATTTTTAACTGAAAATGTTAAAGGATTCACAGACACATTAAAAGAAATGGCTAAACTAGCTACTTTAGCTGGTCTAGCATTCTTATGGATTGATAAAGTTAGTGGTAAATTTAATAATCTTGCCGCTAATCTTGATATTAACAAGCAACTTACATCCCTAAAAAATAAGACTGCTGAATATGAAGCGTTGATAACCAAAATGGGATCTATTCCAGAGAGTAGCCCATTATCTAAAAAAATGGATGATCTAGATGCTGGGTGGGAACGTGCTAAAGCTAAAGAAGATGCGTTCATAGCAAAGCACAAAGAAACTATTCAGGCTAATGAGAAATTATCAGCATCATTTACTGCTATGAAGCAAGTCGTTACTTCTCCATTTACTGGTTTAGCATCGTCATTAGATGGTGTTAAGAATGGTATTGGTACCGCTGTAAATGGATTTAGTGAAGCTAATAAAGCTGGCGAAGCTAACGCTAGAGTAATGTCAAAATTAGATAACTTCCATATGAAATTTGCTGGCACTGTAATGGATAGTGCGCAATCAATGAAGTTTGCTAGAATTCAAAGTGGATTATACGCAACTGCTAATTTCTATGCTACTAAATCAGCAAATACGTTAGCTTTAGCGATTAATGGTGTTAAAGTTGCGGCTGCTTCTACTATCGCGGTGTTAGGAAATATGATTGCTATATTTGGCATTTTATATACTGCCGCTGAAGCATTGAATTGGCTCATTAATAAAATATTTGATGTTGATGTATTAAAGAATGTCTCGGAATGGTTTGATGAAGTAACTGGCGCAGCCGAAAGAGCTAGAAAAAAACAAAAAGAAGTAGATGATGCCGCTAAAGATAAGGCAGAAGAAGAAAAAAGAATAGTCGTCAATAAATTATGGGCAGAGACTAATGCGGCGATCAACGAGAATATTAGATCATATGCTCAACAAAATCAAATGAATAATGAGCAATTAGCTCACAGTATCAAAATGATTGGACTATCTGAAGATCGTATACAAACAGAAACAGAATCATTTAATTTACAGCAAGAATATAAAAAGAAGATTCAAGATTCTAATAATGAAATAGCAAAGCAGTTTGATCTATTGAAGGGATTGAAGCCCGGAACAGAAGATTACAAACGCGCAAATGCTGAGATTGATAAACAACGTCAAATTCAGGGCGGTGTAACAAAAGAATATGAAAAACAAGCGGCAACATTGCCAAAGTTACAAGCAGATAGAACAATAGCAGTAGCTAAAGAGCGTGATCGCCAACATATTCTTGAAGAAATCACTAAGCAGATGGAGCGACAAGCGACCCTAGGCGATCAACTACGTGGTGCTAACGACAAGATGGTTGATATTAACTTCCAAGAGAGTCTTCGAGGTAAGTCTCCACTAGAGAAGCAAATGATGACTATCAAAGAAGATGCTCGTAAAGCCGCTCTCGAAGCAGGTAGAGCATTTGCCGCTGGTTTTGAAGATAGTGGTGATGGTCTAACACCTGAAAAGGCTAATGAGTTAAAAGTTGGCTTAGACAAAATTGCTAAGAGTTACAAGGCTATTGCTGACGAACAAGTTAAGAACTTGAAAATTTCACGCACGTGGCAAGCAGGATGGGATGAAGCGTTTAACGCATACGCTGACAGTGCCACAAACGCCGCTAAGATGGCTGGTGATGCTTTCAACGCTGTTACTAACAGTATGAATCAAGCTATTGACAATTTCGTAATGACTGGCAAGTTCAGTTTCAAAGATATGGCAACAAGCATTATTCAAGACCTAATCAAGATTGAACTCAAAGCACAAGCAATGGATATCTGGAAGATGATGCGTGGTGGCTCATCCAGTGGTGGTGGGTCTGTTATTGGGACTCTATGGGATTGGGGTAAAAGTATACTTGGTTTTGCTAATGGCGGAGAACCACCTGTTGGTGTTCCAAGTCTAGTTGGTGAAAATGGTCCTGAGTTGTTTATTCCTAAATCTGCTGGCACCGTAATACCTAATGGTGGTGGTGGCAAATCATTTGATTTAGGAACTACAGCAAAAATGTCAGCTCCAAGGCCATCACCATCAGTTACAAGAGTTACCAATAACTCAACACAGAATACATATGTAACGAATAGCATATCTGCTGTTGATGCTCAGAGTGTTGCTCAATTATTAATGAGTAATAAGAATACGATCTTTGGTATCGTTCAACAAGCACAAAAAGGACTACCTAGATGAGTTTACAAACAGTTTTCAATAAGGCAAGCGCCATTACTATCAATCGTCGCAAAATGGTTGGTATTCAGTATACTCGCAGTCAAATACCTAAGACTAGTCTAACACCGACTAAGAATCCTTGGCGCTTCACTATCACTCTTCCGGGTATGGCTTGGAATACTGCTCGTCCATTGATTGAAGTATTAGATAGTTTAGACAGATATCTACCTGAAACAATTCAGGTTGGGCAAAATTCTAACTTTGCTTGGCTCTATGCGTATCAAGGTGCTATGAGTTTGTTCGAACGCAGTAGTTTGTTGATTTCATCATTCAATGGTAATCAGATGACACTTACTAACTTACCATCGTTGGCTAGTAGTGCCGTTCTATTTGCTCGTGGCGATTTTATTCAGGTTCAAGGTCATCCATTCCCATTTACTGTAGTAAATGATGTGTTACGTGGAACAGACTCCACAGTTACATTAACAACTCATCGTCCGAATATTCTTACTGATAATGTTACTGGACTTGGTATAGTTGCTGGCGCAGATTGCCAAATCAGAGTATTCTGCCCTGATCTTCCGACATACAATTTAAAACCAGGCGCACAATCTGTTGTTAATGGAAAGCTAGTTAACAATGCTATCGTAGAATGGGACGCCGGTCTAACATTTTATGAATATTTGGGAGATGCGTAATGTCTAGCTATATCGCGGAAGTAAATGGTTCTAGAGTAATTGATGCTGAGTTCATCAAGATGGTTGTTACCTACACGAATGGCACAACAACTACTCAACGAACTTTCAGATTTAGTAACAGTTATCGTCAAGAAACTATTGAAGGCGAATTGTATGATGATTTGGGCGCTCTAATGAGCGTTGGTAACTATCAACGTAGTATCGCACCTACAACTTATGATACTAGCATTGGTGTTACTGGTCTAGACCCAAACTATTTGTTTATGGTTGCTGGCGCTCCACTAACATCACCTATGGCTGTAAAGAATCAACCTGATATCCCTATTGGTTATTGGCCTATGTTGAAGGGTAGTTTGATACAGATTCGCAGAGGTTTTTACAATGATAACTATCAGTTGACTACGGCATTATTGCGATATAGTGGTATCGTCACCAGTTTCAATATTAAAGAAGAACGAGATGGTGGACCAGATGCCAAAACTGATAACTATACTATCGTGATTCAGTGTAGTGCTCTTAGTAGAGTTCTACAGAATAGATTGAGCGGTAGATCAACTAACAGCAAAAGTTGGAAACAGTATAATCCTAACGATACTAGTATGGATAGAGTAACCGCTCTCGAAACAAAAGCATTTGATTTTGGTAAGGATGTATAATGAGCTGGTTTGATGATGAAGAAGACAGTGGAGACAGCTGGTACGATTCTGGCGATGGCGGAGGAGATTCTGGCGGCGGCTTCTTTGAATCTGTAGGGTCATTTTTTAGTGATGCCGCATCCGCTGTTGGGGACTTTGTAGGCGCGGCAGTTCAAAAGGTGGAAGATGTTGCTAGTAGTGTAATTAATACAGTAAAAGACTTTCCATTACCTAGTTTAGCCAACGTCAGTGATGTAGCCAGTAAGAGTGGATTAGTAGATGGTTTGATTAACGCCGGCCTTAAATTTGCTGGCACTGCTGTTGTCAGTTATCTTGTAACAAAAGCAGTTACGCCTAGCCAACCAGAATCTAACACCCCAACTCCAACTCCAAACCCAGGTACACATATTACCTTACAGCCAGCATCTAGAAACACTTTATCTATTGTATATGGTTTAAGTTGGACTGGAACTACGGTCGTTGATGCCATGATTAGCGCAGATAATAAGACAATGTGGTATGTTATGGCAGTGTGTGAAGCCCCAGAAACTACCAATGCCTTTGGTGGCGGGTCTTTATCATTTGAAGGAATAAAATGGGGTGATTATATTCTCAATATGAGCGGCACAACTGTCACAAGTTGGACAGATAGTGCTGGGAATACTGATACTAAACCTAATGGACTTATTGATATATGGACGTATGGTAAAGGCAGTTCTAATCCATTGAACAGCACTAGTAATGCTTGGGATGTTCTGAGCGATAGTGCTATTCCTGCTAATTTAAGATGGTCATCATCCGATTCAATGAGTGGATGTTGCTTTATTGTGATGAGAGTAAAATATGACCAAACTGCCGGTATTACTGGAATGCCATCTAGTATAAGATGCCATATTAGAAATACTATTCATAGTCCAGGCTCCGTAATCTATGATTATCTAAGTAATACTCGTTATGGATGTTCTGTATCAGATGATAACATTGATATTGTAAGTTTACAAGACTTAGATGATTATTCTTCACAAACAATCAGCTATACTGATAGTCAAGGCAATCCTGCTACTAGCATCCGTTATAGCATCGATGGTGTTCTACAAGTTACTAAAGATAATTACACTAATTTAAATACACTATGCGCAGCCGCCGATAGTTGGTTACAGTGGAAAGAAGCAACTGGTAAATGGGGTGTTGTAATCAACAAGGCATACAATCAGGGTGCTGGTTCTCAAACTGCTCAATCATTAGCACAGCTATTTGCTATCAACGATGATAACGTCATGGGCGGCATTGACTTTACTCCTACAGATTTGAATTCTAATTTCAATAACATTGAGGCAACGTATTATGATTTGAATTTAGACAACCAGCAGTCTTCTGTTTTCTTAAATTTAAACAGCGCTATCGTTAATCCTAACGAACCAATGGCACCATTTAAACTAGATTTGCCTTATTGTAATACTTACTTTAGAGCACAATATATCGCTGAGAGAAAACTCTTACAAAATCGTGAAGATTTAGTTACACAAGTTACCTTAGATTTCAGTGGTCTTCAAGTAGATGCTGGTGATCTTGTTCGTGTTACTAATGACAAATACAAATGGGTCGATAAAGTATTCAGAGTAACTCAAGTAACAGAAGCAAAGAATGAAGATATAATTACTGTTCAACTCAATTTGATGGAATACAATCATCAGATTTATGAGAATATTGATCTACAAGATTTTGTGCCAGAGAGCGATAGTGGCTTGTCTAATCCGGCAGCGATAGAGCCTCCATCAAGTTTATTCATTGAATATCCAACTTCAACAAATGGTACGACAAACACTATGGTAGTTGGCGCAACAGTTCCAGCTCAAGGTATTGTTACTAGTATGGATTTTTATAGTGGAACTAATCCTGACCCTATTACTCACTCCTTATATAAAGCACTGACTAGTGATAATGGAACAAACTGGAGCGCGGGTGATATTGCCCGTCTGACAGTGAACAGTTTGTTGCCTAATAGTGTTTCTATTGTTGGCATTACTAAGGCAGTGAACGCAGTTGTAAGCACTAGTGTAGCACACGGTTTGGCTAATGGTGATATCGTATATCTAGACAATGTTGGTGGTATGACTAACATTAACGGACAGAAGTCTCCGGTGTCTGTTATTTCTCCTACATCGTTTGCGTTAAACAATATCAACAGTGTTCTATATAACACATACACCAGTGGAGGCAAAGTTCAGCGCCCAGTATTCTTCTCTGTTAAAGCGACAACTACTACGGGTCCATCTTCTGGTGGTGCTGGTATCAGCAGTGCTCCATCTACAGTGGCAAAAGCAACTTGGGCTGGTAGTGGCGTTACTCCATCAGGTATTAATAGTAGTAGTATCACTAATAACGCTGTCTCAGAAACTGTCAGTGTTGTGATTGCTAATAACCCTGAGAATCCTATTCAGTATGGTGTTTACTTAGACCCTACAGATAACTCTGGTGCTCATGATATTACTTACAGAACTATCTATGGATTCTCCCCAATCGATAGAACAACAGACCCAGATCCGTCTACTCCTATTATTGACTTTGTTGAGATTTATTCTTCACAAACAGTGCCAAATTTTATAGCAAACATTGGTGACTTATCGTATCCTGATCCTGCTGTTACTGACCCAGCTAACGGTTATTTCAATGTGATTCCTTTCCTTATCACTAATGGTATGACATTAAATACAGGAGACAAATATAGTATTGATGCTACGTTTAGTGCCGTTCAGCATTGGCTAACAGATAGCACTACTACAGTAGTAGGTTATGAGTTGGCTATTTTTGAACAATTACCAGGAACAAGTGCGTGGATTAAGAAGTTTCAGATTTATGATGAAGGGACAAACATCATCACAAGTAACCCGACTGCTCCATATATTCAGAAAGATGGTTACTTTCCAGTTATTGCTACTATTAGTGGTTTAGATTTCACTGTGACTACTGCTAGTGGATTATATAAATGGGCTGTTGGCGTCAGTTATACTTTAGCTGGCGGCACAGGAAACCCTTCTTACAATACCCCAAATCAAATGAACCTCTACAACAGTAACATCAAAGTAACGAGACTAAGAAAATGATTATCACATATTACGACCCAATAACTGGACAGATTCTCTCAGTGGCAGATGCTCAAAACGAGCACGATATCCTAGTAGGAGAAGCATATGCGGAAGGTAGATACGATGGTGCTACCTGTTATATTGATACTGAGTCCAAGCTTCCAGTTCTATTCCCAAAAAAGCCAATCAATACTCGTCATAAATACAGTTTTGATTGGGTATCTAAAGAGTGGAAAGTAGACATTGCTCTTACCGAAAGAATGGTTCGGCAGATGCGTGATAGACTATTTCAACCATTAGATAAAATGAATCCAATCTGGTATGATTGTTTGAGTGAGGAACAAAAACAACAACTGAAGGATTATCGTAAATCGTTGCTAGATATTACAAAACAACCTGACTATCCGCTAGATGTAACATTCCCAGCAATCCCCAATTTTTTATAAATATATAATATGTCCCTACTTCTTAATGGTTCAAAAACTCTAACAATCGCCGGAACAGAGCTTCAGTGTGTGGAAATTTACACTGGTGAAGCCTATACTATGCCGTTGTTCTTTAAAACATCTAACAATGTTCCTATTGACTGTACCGGCTGGAGTATGTCTGCTACAGCAAAATATTATCAAGGTAACATTATCTATCCAACGACCAAGACTGTTACCGTTTCCAACCTGCTAAAAATTACCCCTCAACCATCAAGCGGTGCTGGAACCTATGCCGCATCTTTGGCAGCAGTTTTTACTAATGCCGCTAACGGTGAAGGATATCTTTATATTCCATCTAATTTAGCTGATGGCAGTGGTTCACCAACGTCAACACCCTTACCAGACTTAACAGACACTATTTCGTATCTAGTAATCGTCACAGTGACTGTGACTAGAACAGATAGTCAAAGCGGATTGATTGATATCAACCGTGAGCCTATAGGCTTTATTATGAGATATCAATAATGTCTGATATCAGTTCTACCTTTACCATTCAGCAGAACAAGATTACAGTCAGTATTGCTGATAATAATGTTAGTTTCAATCCAGAAACTATCAAACTTAACTTGTTTACTAACGGTCCGTATAGTTCTAATATACCTGCCGCTGGTAATACTGGAGAACTTCAATTTAATAGTGGAGGTTATCTAGCCCCTATCACTACGATAACATACGATAGCTCTACTCATGTTGCTAATCTAGGAACTACACAAAACATTTCTATCATTGGTGGAACTGATGGTCAAGTTTTAAAGACAGATGGATTTGGTAATCTAAGTTGGACAAACTATGTTGCTAATGCTGGCTATACTCCATTGTCTAATCATAGTAGTTTCAGTGATTTAGCTACAAGTGCTAACACAGCGAACTATGCCACAAGAGCAGGTACTTCTGGTAGCGCTAATATATCATACGGACTGAATGCCCCGCTCGGTAATATTACTATTGGTGGAGGTAGTAACGGGCAATATCTACAAACTAATGGTAATGGTGTTATGTCGTGGGCTGATGTTAACGTTGTTACTGCTTTAGCTAATCTTACTGACGCTAATATTGTATCACCAGTGGATGGACAGTTACTATCATACGATGCCGCATCTAGTAAGTGGATTGCTAGTTTCCCAGGTAGTGTTACCGGCGTCACAAAGATTGTCGCTGGCACTGGCGTTACACTATCACCTACTAGCGGTGTAGGAACAGTAACTATTACAGCAAGCGGCGGCGGCAGTGGTGGGGGTAACTACCCTACTGGCGGCGGCACTGATAAGATATTCTGGGAAAACGATGCCACTATTACGACTAACTACACTGTTGCCACTGGTAAAAACTCAATGAGTATTGGTCCTGTAGCGATAGCAACAGGTGTAACAGTAACTATCTCTCCAGGCTCTGTCTGGGCAATCATATAAAAGGAAACAAATAAATGTCTACATTAAAAGTGACAACTCTCTCAACGCCAGACGGAAGCTACTCGGTAGATATCTCTGATATTGCTACTAGTTCTACAATCAACTTAGCTGGTCCTAATACCGCAGTTCAATTCAATGATGCTGGCGCTCTAGGCGGCGAAGCTGAGTTTAGTTACGATAAAACTACAAACACGCTGTCTGTTGCTAACTTGTCAGTAAGCGGTAGCATGAATGGCACTGCCGTTAGTTCTTTAAATGCTGCCACAGCTAATTTAGCCAACATTGCTAACGTAGCACACGGTCTCGACGCTACATTAGCGAATGTTTCAATCACTGGTGGCACTAGTGGTCAAGTTCTAAAGACAGATGGCAGTGGTGTGTTATCTTGGACAACTGTTGATACAGATAAAATCACCAGTGGTAGTAGCAACATCTTAGTTGATGGTAGTAATGCCAACATCACAGCAACTACCCTAAATGTAAGTGGAGATACCGTCATCGCTGGTAACCTAACAGTCAATGGCACTACAACAACTGTAAACTCAACAACCCTATCTACAAACGACAAGAACATCGTTTTAGCGAATAACGCAACAACTAGAGCGCAAGCAGATGGTGCTGGTATCACAATCAATGGTGCTAGTGCTACTATGTTGTATAACAATGCGGCTAACACCATTAACTTCTCACATACTCTAGGTGCTAACATTACAGGTAGTGCCGGAACTGTTACTAACGGTACACAAGCAAATATTACTACTCTAGGCAATCTAAGCTCATTGAGAGTTCTAGGTGTTACTAATCTAGGCGATGTTGGTAACGTTTCTATCACTGGTGGTACTAGCGGTCAATACTTAAAGACAAACGGTAGTGGTGTCCTCTCTTGGGGTAGCGTTGGTGCTGTTACTAGTGTAGGCTTAACTGCTGGCGCTGGTATGTCAGTTAGTGGTGGTCCAATCACCAGCGCTGGTAGTATTACTGTTGTTAACACTGGTGTCCTATCAGTAAATGCTGGCAATGGTATCGCTGTATCTACGGCTACTGGTAATCCTGTAATCAGTGCTAACTTAGCGGCTGGTAGTGGTATTACTGTTACTCAACCCGCGACAGCTGGGCAAGCAGTTACTGTTGGTGCTAACGTTGCTAGTATTGTTGCTGGTAATGGTGTTCAAGTTACTAATGCTAGTGGTGCTTGGACTGTAAAGGCTAACGTTGCTAGTGTTGTAGCAGGCAACGGTGTTAGTGTTACTAGCAATGCGGCTGGTGTATTCACTGTTGTTGGTAATGTTGCTGGTATTGTAGGCACTGGCGGAACAACCGTAACTAGTAATGCTGCTGGTGTGTTTACTATTAATAGTAGTGTTCCTATTACTGGAGTTAATGCCGGAAGTGGTATAAGTGTTAGTACTGCTGGTGGAGTATCAACAGTTAGCGTTGGTACATTTACATTTGCTAAAGAAGCAGTTGCTGTTGTTAGTTCTCAACCGCCAGCATCAACTGTTAATATTGATGCCCTATCACAATCAATCGTTTACTATTCTAACGATGCGGTAAATAATGTCACACTAAATATCAGAGGCAATAGTACATCAACTCTAGATTCAGTTATGTCTGTTGGCGAAACAGCAACTGTTACTTTCATCCTAACTAATGGAAGTTCATTTACAGCAGTAGCAAATGCGTTTAAGATAGATGGCACAACAGTAACTCCAAAATGGGCAGGTGGTCAAACACCAACTGCCAGTGCTAGTTCATTATTGTCTGTTAGTTTAACTATGATCAAAACTGCGGCTGCTACATTCACAGTGTTAGGTTCTTTTACAGGATTCTTCTAATGGCTTTATTTTCTACTTTTAATGGTTTAAGCGTTAAAAACTGGGGGACAAAAACACCTCCAGTGTTTACGCCTATCCCAAGTGATGGTGGTATTTTTATTACTAGTATTAAATTTATACCATTATCTCCTACTGGAAATGGGACAGTAATAAATCATGGAGCAAATAGTAATCTATTGATTGACTGGGGAGATAATACTTGCCAATACAATGAAGATGAAAATTTCAATGGACAGATTAGCACATCACATACCTACGCTAA